GAATTTTGGACTAAAGAAAAACTTGGAAAACATCCACAAGTAGCTGAAGAAGCAGCACGTCTCTTCAAGCAGTATGCAATTTGTCCTGCTGACAAATTGCTAGCGCGTTTGAAAGAATCGAAATTCAAATTTGGCAATGTTGGTCCAATTTCATGGAATAACTTGTTGATGAAAGCAGATTTAGATGATTGTCTACAACAAGAATATATCAAAGCTGCTTTGAAAGTAACGACTGCACAACCCGCAATTGGTAAAGGTGAATTTGTATTCGTGTCATTATTTGACAATATCGGATTTGCAAAAGACAATGGTGACTTGATTGATTTGCAAACTAAGAAGAAAGCAGAAGTAAAGGGCATTTCGAGTGCTCTTTGCAATGGATATTCTGACAAATATAGACAACTGAATCAAGCAATTTTGAGTGCAGTATTTAGAAATTTCAAGCTATCACCACCTGCAAGACTAGATGCAGGTTCATGTAAAGAACTTGAACGTTTTGCTTCTCATAGTGATAGAGAACTTTTCTACATTCTTGATGCTTTCAGAAATACTACGGTATCTCATAGACCTGTAGTTGAAAGCGCTATGTCAAATTACAAAAATAGAACAAATCACAATTTGTTGACTACAATTGCTGCGATGCATCTATTTGATTATCTTCGAATGGAACAGACAGATTACTTACTTGCAGTAAACAACAATCAATTTATGTGCTTTGCGGCTCCAACTAATGTATATCAAGCAGCAAGCATTCTAGAAAACTTCACAATTGATGGTTGGCAAATTGGCAAACGCGGAATGACAGTAACACTAAAGTAATATGGGTGCAACTACTTCAACAAGCCTTCTTCAACGAGGCATATCAAGCAACACCGTTTGTAACAAAACGAACGATTATCAGATAGTGCTTGGTTCAATCACTGGCCTAGAATTACAAAATTCAAACATTTCGAATTTCTTAATCGAAGAAGATATTTTCTCATTATTACCTTCTGCAAGTTTCGACATTGTTGACTCAGGAACATTATTTGACAGTGGTAACATATACGTTGGACAGACAATATATGTGCAATTCTCACCTATAAAAATGTTCAATACTGAAACAAAGATTACAACATACTCTACTATGAGAATGAAAATCGTATCAATCACGAATTTGCGTTCTAATACTGATGCATCTGCATTGTATCACGTAACTTGTGTGTACGATGCGCTCGGAGTACTTGGCGGTGTGTATCCTTATCCGCCAAGATCTATTGTAGAACTTACTAATACTGCTACAAAAGAATCAAGTGTCAATGCTATTAAAGCACAATTAAATGCAGGTGGACTTGACGCTACTGCTGATGTTAACACAACTGACTCAATGATTTGGATAAACACAAGAAACAAGATTTATCAAGCAGTCAACAAGTTTTTAAGTCATTCGTGGGTATCTGAAGAAGATGCTTTGCTAGTTTATACTTCGTTTGTCAATGATAAGTCATTCAACGAAAAATCAAGCACAGAAGAAATCGAAGAAGCATTCACAAAACATGCTACGATTACATCATGCAATACTTTGAAATTGAAATCTTCTGAAGCTACTTACATTCCTGCAAAACGTAAAGGTGAACACGCTAATTGTTTCCGTTTTGCAAATGCTACAGTAAGAAACTGTGCTGGTATTACTACTATTATGAACGACGCTTATAAGCAAGTCGAATACACTTATGACCCACTTGGTATACTCAATACTGCAGAAATGTTTGAGTTTGAGACTGCTGACAGTGTAGTTGGTAAGAACATATTGAATGAAAAACTTATCTATGGAATGCTTAAACGCGAATTTGACAATCCAGAAGTCAATATGGCAAGTAATGGTTCGAAAATTGATACTTTGTACAATTACACGAACAAAATTACTGATGCAGGTATTCATTTTCCAGAAACAACTCATGCACAATATGATGTGGCACCAGCACACAACAGAGCAGTGTTAGCTTCATTCTTTAACACTACAATCGATCTTGTATTCGATGTAAATCAACAAAGTGAAGAAATTTTAAATTCTAACGCACTTCCATACATTGGTCAGAAAGTAACACTCGATTGCAGTATTTCTGATGAAGAATTAAGTGAAAACTATTCTGGTGATTACATCGTAGCTCAAATTAAGTACAACATATATAATAATGAGCCTGCAATGTGTGTTCTTACACTTATTGCTGATGGTTCTTATAAGAAACCTTCTTTAACTAAGTAAGTTGTATGAAAAATAATATTCGTGACGTGTTGCTAAATGACCAAACAAGTGTTCAGCAAATTCTTGGTCAAACTGATGAACAAAAATTCGACGATCATTGGACTGGTAAAGTAATTGACAATGAAGACCCATTACACATGGGTCGTGTCAAGATTCGCATTCTTGGCTATTACAATGAAATTTCAGATGCTGCTATTCCTTGGGCATTACCAGAAGCTACATATCTGGGTTCTACAAAGGGTACGCTCATCGTTCCAGAGGTCAACACTGTAGTAAGAGGTTACTTCGATAAAGGTGACGATCAAAAGCCAATTTACACTGCTATTGCACCAAGCATAGACAATTATGCTACTTCGCAGATGTTAGAAAATCCAGAAGAAGCACTAGATTATCCAAACGTCATGGTGTTATTGCATACTGATGAAGGTGAACGTGTTACTTTAAATCGTTCAAATGGTGAAATGTCTGTATCACACAGAAGTGGTACTAAGATCGTCATTGCACCGAATGGCGCTATCTCAATTGAAACTTCGATTCCTGTCACAAAACCTGGTGCTTCAGTTAGCACAAATCCACCAGGTGCTACAATAAACTTAGCAGGTAACTACAAATTAGTATCGAAATTTGGCAATATCGATGTCGAATCTACAAAAGGAACTATTAACATCAATTCTAAATTCGGTGACATTAACATCGGTAAGAATGCGCAAGATGTCGATGATGGTTCGGGTAATAAGATTCCAAGTCCAACAAAACGCAAAGTAAACAATTTCTCAAATTGTTTGTATACTGGTGCACCTCATTGTGACCCAATTGCACTTCCAAATGTAAACGTATACGTATGATTGAATTTCCAAGATACGGCAAAATATTTTCAAAATACAGTAAAACTGCTAACACACCTGAATTAGCAGTTACTGCGTGTCATTTGGCGTTAACTGACTTTTGGCGTCAATTTCAAGCGTATTTTTCAGAAGCTAAATTCATGTTTACTGGTACTGCAATAACAGGACCAACAGCAGTTCCTATTACTGGAATTATTGGCGGATTTAACTCTGCGACTGTACTTAACATTCCACCTGAACAAGTCATCAAGATGAAACTACAAGCATCACCAGATCCATTAGTTGGCACGTTCAGTTTGTTCAGTTACACGCTTACTATGTCTACATGGCAAATCGACTGTAAGGCTGGAGGATTCTTAACACCATTCCCAGCAGCTCTAATAGCAGAATTCACACCTCAAGCGATTGCATTTAAAGCAAAAATGCTCGGTTTAGCACCGTCAACACACGAAGAAGCTATGGAAATCTTATCTGACGGTGTAGAGACATGTTTAAAGACTTGCGTTAATGTTGTTCCTTACACAGGTGTTGCTGGAGCAACGACGTTAACTGGAACAGTAACAATCGCATTCTAGCATAAATATAATAAATATATGGAGTTTAAGTCATGATTCACGATAAAAACAATCCGCTAAACCTTTATACTAGCAAGATTTTGGAATACCCAGACTTGTTAAAGAACTTCTTGTTCCAGGTGAATTTCCAGTTCAATGCTAACACGATTCTTTACAATCTGGTTCAATCACTTGAAAAGAGCTACGGCTATGACACAGGTGGCTCTGTTGGTGAAACTTTGATGCTTAGAGCACGTTCAATCAGTTTGCCAAAGAAGACGACTGGTAAGATTAACACTCACTACATGGGTTCTTTGCGTAACTATCCTGGCAGAACTAAGACTGACGGTGACGTTTCTATTAAGTTCGATGAATTCCAGGATTTGGCAACACAAGAAATCTTCTACGAATGGCAGAACTTGATTTATAACCACGGTGTACCTCTTGATACACTTGAAGCTACCAACGTTCTAACAAATGTTGAAACTGGTGGTGCTGCAGCTGACTTTATTGCACAATATACTGCTCAAGTCAACATTTACATTTACGATTCTGCATTGCGCACACAATTGCCATTTTATTGGAAATTGTACGATGTATTTCCAACTGACAACGGAAGTGTTAACTTGGATGCTGAAGGCGAAAACAAAGTAAGCCCAGAATTGACATTCAACTATAACACTTGGAAGATGTATCGTAATAGTGCTGCTACAGGACTAACCTAATAAGTCTACATTGTTTCCATATATTTCAGAGAAACACCAGTCTACCTGGTGTTTCTTTTTGTTTGATAAATAATTAAAATACGTGAGGTTATTATGTCGTATATGATTTACAACCAGTGCGGCTTGAAGATAAGAGGTGCCGACGGTCAGTTCCACAAATTTGACGGTATTATGCAAATTTCAAAGAATATCGTCAAACTTACATTCGAAGATTCTACATCGATGGTAGTTTCTCGAGGTCACAAATTCTACATCAATAGTGTCGAAACTTTCGCAGAAGATTTAAAAGTAGGTGACAAACTCGATTCAATCAAAGGTGAACACATTGTCAAAACTATCGACGTGACAACTACTGAACAGTCAGTTTATTCACCTGTCAATGTTGCACCAGACCACAAATATGTGACACCTAATGGTGTTATCAATGGCAACTGTGCATTCATTGGATCTACATCTACGTTGATCAGTCCAGAATTTCTCGAAAAGATGGTGCCAGAAGATCCAGTCACTTACAAATTTGGTTACGCATTCAAAATTTGGGAATTGCCAGTTAAAGACGCATTCTACATCATGGGTGTTGACTCTTCATCTGGTACTGGAAAAGACTACGCAGTTATTCAAGTTCTAAGAGTTTACAGCAAAGAACATATTGAGCAAGTAGCTGTGTACATGAACAACACAATTGACGCAGAACACTTTGCATCAGTTGTAGCTGACATTAACAGATTCTACAATGACGCACCAATGGTCATCGAAAACAATGAAATCGGTAAGACTGTTGCTGATAAAGTCTGGTATGAAGAAGAATGTGGTTCTATCCTCAACACAGACCATAATGGAAAGATTGGTACTCGTGCAACTAAAACTTCAAAACTTGATGCTTGTATTGAATTAAAACGTCTAATTGAAAACAATATCTTGACACTTAAAGATGCTGAAACTATCAAACAGCTTTCGCGTTTTGAAGAAGTCAAGACAAATGTCTTCCAAGGACCTTCTACAGCTCACGATGACTTAGTATCTGGTCTTTACTGGGCATGCTATTGTTCAATGCAGCCTCAAATTGACTACGATGCATTGACAATGGTCAAGAAGAAAGAAGATGATGAACCTCCACAAACTTGTTTCTTTGAATCAGATGAAGATGTTTGGGGCACAATGCTTCTATGATTGATGTGTGGCAACATACTACAGATAGTCTTCAGGCCATCAAAGATAGAATTACACTACGTTCTGATGACCATCTGTATTATGAGCTCCGCACGAATACTAAGAAGAAATCAATCATTGGCACAATTAACAAAACTTATGATGAGCACGTCAAGGTTGTCGTAGTACAATTACGCGATAAATCTTGGCGTATTTCAGCAAATGATGACGAGCGACAAATTGAAGTAAACATAGCACAAATGCGTGAAGAAATATTGACTGAAGCACTTATTAGAGAAATTGAAGAAATTTAATTCAAAATTTTATTAACGTTTCATGTAGCATTTATTATATTTTTTACATGAAAAACAAAGTCGTTCTTAATCATAATTTCGCTGGTTTTCGTCTTTCAGAAAAAGGTTTAGCTAAGTTCAAAGAACTTGCTGCACAAGACCCTACAAGTCCATATCATATTGAAGAAGATTTCGAAGCTAATTCGTATGATATTCAACGTGGTTATATTCCTCGTCATGATAAAACACTCGTTGCAGTCATTGAACAACTTGGCGGTGAAGCTATGGAATGGCTGAACGACAGTCTTGAAGTCGTCGAAATCGAAGGCGATAAATACAAAATCATCGAAAGTGAAGAATACTGCGAAGAGATTATCACACCTAACACTATTCATTGGACTGTTATCAAGTGAAACTTCAAGAATCGC